TTGTCGCTCACGCGCAGCGTGTTTTATGCCCGTAGTCGTCGGCTAATGATCAAGCCCGATGTTCTGATGTTGCACGCGGCGGCTAAGCATGTTCACGCTGAAATGGATGCCACATATGGCAGCCGGCGCATGTGCATCGAGTTACGGGAGCAAGGTTTTAACGTGGGCAGATACCGCGTTCGGCAGATAATGAAAAACTTATTACTGGTAGCTAAACGACCTGGGCGTCATCGCTATCCACGCGGTGGAAAACCCGCTGTCGTGGCCGCTAATCTGTTGAACCGGCAGTTTAATCCAGAGACATTGAATACCTGGTGGTCAGGTGATATTACCTATCTGCATACCGCTCAGGGCTGGTTATATCTGGCTATCGTGATGGACTTATGTTCAAGAAAAATAGTGAGTTGGGCCTTCTCAGACAAACCGGACAGCGACTTGACTGTCCGGGCCTTAAGGCTGGCCGTAAATAAACGCCGACCCACAGGGTCAGTGGTGTTCCATAGCGATCAAGGGGCGCAATATACCAGCGCGCAGTTCCAGTCCTGCCAGCAAGAACTGGATGTTACAGGTAGTATGAGTCGAAAAGGTAACTGCCTGGATAATGCTGTTACGGAAAGGTTTTTCCGCAGCCTGAAAGCAGAGAGGGTTAACTATCGTCGTTATGAAACCCGAAGTCAGGGTATCGCTGATGTTATCGATTATATCGACAGCTTTTATAATCTGAAAAGGCGGCATTATCGGCTGGGAAATATATCGCCGGATGAATATGAACGCCGATTACAACAATGTGCCTAAATCCGTGTCCGGTTTTAGTTGACCGTTACACCTATCCACTCGGCCATGATTTGCAGAATGTTATCAAGCGCATCTTCAAGGGCGTTTGCCATGGTGTAGAGCGGGGATTGTTCCTGTAGCCGTTCCTCGCCAACCTGATCAATCCCTTTGGTAGCGGTGTTGTTCACCTGCAACAACCTGGCTCCTGCCATTCTCATTTGCGCTTCCAAGTCCTCGATCGATTGCCTGCCAGCTTCGATAGAAGCCCCTGAATGCTCGGTGTACTCCAATCCCTGTTTAGTCCTGTCATCGAATCGGGTCGCTACAGACGCACCTACTGTCAGCTCCTCCTTATCTTCCAGGCCAAAGACACTAAGCAGTGGAACACGCGCAACATGAAGAATGTTGTCCTGCTCAGATTGGCTTTGCCAGTGCTTAATATTCAACATCGCAAGGTCAATCAACGGTGGAGTACCCCGCATAAAACCGATTTGATGCGTGTAAAGGGTCACTAACGGGATGTCGTCGCGTGAGGTTTTCCAGCCATCGACTTTCACCCTCTTACCCAGTTTTTCACCGCCACGCGGCGCAGCGCGACGATAAATTTCCACCTTGCCGATGGTATAACGGCGGATCTGAGCAATTTTTTCCTGAGAATAGTCATGATTATCCTTAATCACGATTTCCTTGATACGCAGCTCAGTTAATACACGCTTGCCTCCGCTGATTTCTGACTTCCACCCGATAACTTGACGCGGATTAATCAGGGTGACATAAGGTCTGAGGTTAAGGGCTTTTTTCTCGGCCACAGTCTTAACTTTCGGGGCTTTAGGATAATCAACCAACGCGTGGGCCAGTCCGTACTGTAGAGCATGAGAGAAATATTCTTGCGCCCAGACATCAAGCCGGTTTCCCTCTAAATCAATGTTTTTGCAATATTCCACAATCGGGTCTGGTGTGTCCTCGCTCAACCTGGTCGGTTCGGCAAACACACGGCCAATATTGTTTGAGATGGTCTCACGGTAAACCGGTAATAGTGTTGCCACTGCCAGCCGATTTCTGTAACCATCATCAGCCTCGTTAGGCCAACGCGGCATATACTGCTGCTGTGTGCGCATATACAGCGTCCCACCCATCAGAGCATCATTGATTTCCCACGCTTCCAACATATTGTTGTAATCTAAATTTGGGGTAGAGATATCAGCCATATGATTAGATCCGAAGTGATGTCACTCTTCCGGTTGGTTTTACGATTGGGAATTGTTTTACGATGAAATACCCACCAGCATCGTTGGGATGATCGTTATCAGCAGATTTATCCGGCTCACCGTTATCAGCCCAAACCTGCTGCTCCAAACTTTCCGTATATACAGGGCAACGCATAACGTTAACTTTATAGCGACGCTCCCCGTCTCCATTACAGAACATCGCATTCATGGCATTGATGCGATCTTTTACTGGTGGATTTGAGTCATTGACGACTACGTTAAAACCCGCCTGTTTAAGCTGGACAATATCTGTTGTGCTGGCATGACTTGATTTACGGGAGTCACCAGATGCATCAGGATAAATATAAATTTCTCGCACCTTGCGATAATTATTTCCGTCATACAGCCAGAACCGCTCTTTGATAATCCGGATCATGTCTGGCGTATCGTAGGCGTTGATAATCTCTGTAACCACGCATGGCAAACCCAACCGCAGAACATGAACAATTGCCGCCATTTTCCCGACGTTAAAGTCCATTCCGATATAAAGGGGTTCGCCTGGCTGTTCAACTTCATCACAATGATTCAGTCTACGGTCGAATTGATGGTAAATCGTACCACTGGTCAGGTTGGTAAATTGTCCGCGCAGATAGGCTTTAATCAACTCCTCAGGATATGACTCAAGGAGCGACGGAATATAGTCATCCGGTAGATTAGCTTCATTATCAAATGTAGATGCCTGAACCAAACCGTATAAGGTTGCCAATTCAGGTTTGTCCCTGACAGCTTTGACAAATTGCTGATAGACAAATTTGAAGCCTTCAGGTGTTGTCGTAACATCAATGCCGTTTCGTACACCTTTTAGTTTATAACGCATACGCGCAATGATTTTTCGCCATGCCAACCGAGCTTTTGCGACGGGTAGAATATCAAGTTCATCCACCATCGCATTGCCGATTTTAAAACCAACAATAGTCTGTGGCTTTTCCATAGAACGGCAGTTCCGTTATTTCCCGAGCTTCATTCAGCGTTCTGAACAGATAAAAATCCAGTATTTCGGTCCGATACGTTCGGTTAAACCGTTCGATAAATGCGTTTTGCGTCGGTTTGCCGGGCTTGATAAATTCCAGCATCACGCCATGGTCTTCAGCCCATTGTGCCAGCGCCAGTGATATTAGTTCTGGCCCGTTATCCATCCGCATTTTCAGCGGATAGCCACGGTTTGCCACTATTCTGTCCAGCACCCGCACAACGCGCTGCGCCGGGATATTCAGGTCAATTTCGATAGCCAGAGCCTCGCGGTTAAAATCATCCACGACGTTGAAAGTCCGAAAACGTCGGCCACATGTCAGCGCGTCGTGCATAAAATCAATCGACCAACTTTGGTTGAGGGCTTCCGGCGTGGCCAGCGGAGCCGGATTACGCACCGGCAGGCGTTGTTTCCCTTTACGACGAAAATTCAGTTTTAGCAGACAGTAAATCCGGTGTACACGCTTGTGGTTCCAGGCGTGTCCCTGCCTGCGAAGCACCTGAAAAAGCTTCTTAAATCCGTAGCGGGGATAGCGTTCAGCCGCCTCAGTCAGCCTCTGGATCACCGGTTCATCACGTCGTTTATTCGGTTGATAACGAAACACCGTCCTGCTCAGCGATAACGTCCTGCATGCCTGGCGTATGCTCATCGTAAACTGCGTGGTCAGATAGTTGACGAGCTCACGTTTATCGCTGGTTTTAAAGCTTTTTTTCAATGACGTCTTTTAACGCGCGATTTTCCAGACTCAGGTCAGCAAACATCTGTTTGAGACGTCGGTTCTCATCTTCAAGGTCTTTGATTTTTTTAATATCAGCCGCTTCCATCCCGCCATACTTAGCCTTCCAGTTGTAATAGCTGGCTTCGGAAATAGCAGCCTCGCGGCACACATCTTTGAAGGTCCTACCCGCTTCGACTGATTTCAGTACGGCGATGATCTGGTGCTCGGTGAATCGGATTTTACGCATAGCGATCTCCTCAGGGGACATAATCAGTATGTCGGAAGATCTCTAAAAGTGAATGGGCCGTTTAAGCGGGATACTTACAATATCAGATGGCAAGCTATCAGAAAAGGCTGGGGTCTGGCGAAGTAAAGCAAAGTATGTCGCGCAAGGGCAACTGCCTGGATAATGCTGTGATAGAAAACTTTTTTGGTCTGCTGAAGACTGAATGCTGGCACAATGAAAAATACGAAGATGTAGAACAACTGAAAAAAGCGGTGGATGAGTATATCCATTACTACAACAACGAAAGGATCAAAGTAAAATTAAACGGCCTGAGTCCGGTGCAGTACCGAAATCAGGCCATGTCAACCGCCAGGAAAAGTGTCCAATAAATGGGGTTCACTTCACTCAGGTGGGTTTTCACTATCTGAGATGATTAGAATCGATACCCTGCACCAAGCATCCAGGTGCCAACTTTTGTGCTATCGAGTTTGGAGTATTCATATGAAGCGTCAATGACAAAATTTGGAAGTGGGTTGAATTGCACCCCTGCCCCGTATGCCATTGACGTCTTACTTGCACTGATTGATTCATCAAATACAGATGCCTTAACCTTTCCATGAGCGGCCCCCAGTAATCCATAAAGGCTAACATATTCGTTGATGCGGAAAGATGGCCCCATTGTTACTGAATAGTAATCAACATCACCATGACCAAACTTATTACTGCCATAGAAGAAATCATATCCCTGATGAGTATAAGCAAACGAACCTATTACTCCCCAGTTATCATCGAGTTCATAACGGTACTTCAGGTTAAAACCTTTAGGGTCATTATCCAATGTATCCCCATTTTCTTTTACATGGCTTTGCGCATAACCAATAGAAATACTACTTTCACTCGCAGCGTACACATTAACAGACGCAATTGATAAACAGGCTATTAGAGAACTAGCTAGTAATGTCTTTTTCATAAAAATAATCCAGATTGTTATAACAATACTAATACAATAACCATATCACTGACATGGCTGATGATATAATGCCAAATCCATGATATATATGTAAATATGGATATTGATACAGTACTGTGAGCTTACCTCAGCTTTATCCCATCAGTCACTTATTCCTGTATTTTTGTTCTGTAGTTGATGAATACTGGTCATAGCTCAATGCTCTTTAAATGGATATATCGCCGACTGACTTCTGGACACCCATGTTTATGATGTAATTTTTCTGATTTCAAATTGGGAAGCTCCTTTAATAGAGGCTCTGTTTTATTACTGGATGTCACAGTAATTACCCACGTGACTTCCCAGTCCTGGCAAATACATCTGAAGCTCATCTATCATGCGTTTTCGTGCCGTAAGCAATATTTGCTTCCTTCCACCAACGTCCCATCGAGCCATTTTTCTGGCACACTGGCTAATCTCTTGGGCTTCGGTATTGATGATGTGATCCAGTTTGTTCAGGTGAGACATGGCGCTCAACCCAAGACGGACGACTGTTCTGAAACGTCGTAAACTTCAATTTCAAACTCCGGCTTAATCCATGCTGCATATCGGATAGCCAACAGTTCAACACCCCATACACCAGGCTCATCACCACCTTTAATAACTCTAAGTGGTTGATTTGTTTCCAAAGCACTTTTTTGTGCTTTGGCCTCAAGTGCTTTTACAAAGCGTTTTATCTGCGCACTCCGAAGAAATACACTTGGTCTTTGTGACTCCGTTGCTTCTCCATTAGCTACAGCAGCCGTGTGCAAGTCGTTGAGGTTGTAGCGCCCCTCTTCGTCAATACGAACGGAGACACCATTTACTGATACTGTTGGATATTGCATGGTGAGATTACCTTCATAAAAGAGACCTCTGCTCACCAGAACGACCACACCCGAGCGCACCATGCTGCGATGGCGTTCTCAGAGGTCGCTTTTGTGAATGGTCTCGGGTTTAAAATACGCGGTGAGTGCGTGGTGATTTACTGCCACAAAAATCTATGGTCACCCCCGTTTTTGCAACACCGATTTTGATTTATGATGGGCTTGCTTAAATCTATTCGGCGTCTGGTGGACAAAAATGTCCGCGCCATGATGAGTTCCGCACCTGATGAACCTTAAAAAACCCGTCGGCTTCAAAGAGCCATTTTTTGTGTCAGGTTCATCATCAGGCCGCTGTGCCGTTCATGTCATCAATAATCAGTCGTCGCAAAACCAGAAAGTCACTTGGTAACTCATTGAGCTGACAGTAGATTTACTGTTGGCTCTTTTATTTACTGAAGACGGTTCCTTGTGTGGTGACTGCCCAGGCTATTCGCGCCAGTTTGTTCGCTAATGCGCAGGCCACCACATTCGAGTGATGTCGTGTCAGTTGCCCATTAACCCACTCCGCCAGTCGTCCTGACTGATACTCCAGCCGTTGCATATAGACCCGCGCGCACTGCACCAGTAGCCGTCTCAGATTTTTATCCCCCCGCTTGCTGATGCCCATCAGGGTACTTTTCCCGCCAGTACTGTATTGGCGGGGTACTAATCCCGTTGACGTAGCAAAATCCCGGCTGCTGAGGTAGTTTTTCCCATCTCCCAGTTTGGTGGCGAGCAAACTGGCAGTGATTGTCCCGATACCGGGAATGGTGAGCAGGCGTTGTGCTGTTTCATCATCGGCCAGATGGTTTTTTAACTCTCTTTCGATTTCTTCGATCTGTTCACAGAGATAGCCATAATGCTGATGAAGTCGGGTGAGCAGTCGCACCAAATAAGGCGGTAGCTCGTGCTCCTCAGGCACAGTCGCCAGTCGTTTTATCACCGCAATACCGCGTGGCATGCTTATGCCAAACTCAAGTAAAAAAGCATGCATTGGGTTGGTGGCTTTGACCCGCTCCCTCACCAGTGCATCGCGGACACGATGCAGAGCCGACATGGCCTGCTGGTCTTCGGCTCTGGGTGTCACAAAGCGCATGGAGGGACGGGAAGCGGCTTCGCATATGGCCTCAGCGTCGATGAAATCATTTTTATTACTTTTAACAAAGGGTCGGACAAACTGCGGAGAAATGAGTTTGACCTGATGCCCTAACTGGCTGATATGACGGGCCATAAAATGGGCCCCGGCACAGGACTCCATCGCGACAATGCAAGGCGGGCAGGTGGCGAGAAACTGGGTGAGTTGAATGCGGGAAAACTTCTTGCGTAATAATGTGTTGCCGTGTTTTTCCTGGCAATGAATATGGAATGAATTCTTACCAAGGTCGATGCCGATGAGCGTAACGTTTTGCATGATGATCCCTCCAAAAAGAAAACCCTGTCAGCTTACCGCTCACAGGGTGGGGGTGACCATCTCATTAGCCCCGCGATTGCGAGGCTAATGGGGGAACTATTCGCTCTGTCTATTCGACACTTTCTGGAATCTATTCAAAAAATTGTTCAACGGTCGCATACATGGATATGGATACCCCTCTCTCATGAAAACAACCCGATTTTCTTCAATACCAGTTATAGTCACAAGCGCACCATGCTCATCCTGGCTATCGCTTACCGGGACGCGGTAATTCTGTCATTTCAAACATAAATTCTGAATATGCTCAAATATGAATAATCACAATACGTTAGCGACAGAATTATGCCTTGGTTACTTTAGGGACTCAATCCTGTACACATAAAGACGCCCCAACGTTGCAATTCAATTACCGAGACACACTTTATTGATGTACTCCTGCAAGCCCGTTATTTGCTTTGTGGCAATGTCGATGCGCTCTCTGAGACGGAGATAATCCCGTTGAGCGGCGTCAGTAAGTCGGGGGGCGGTAGCATCATCCATACTGGCGGTGCCGGTTTGGGGGCTGGCGGTGGACACACATTGCGCGTTGAGCCGCAACCGCCGACGACCAACGGCAACATCAGCGCGTAAAGCTTCAATCTGAGATTTTGCATCGGCGAGTTCCTGCGTATATTTGGCATCTAAAGCAGCACTTATTTGCTGGCGCTTTGCCATCTCTTCAATGGTGGACTGACGTTCACTGGCAAGCCTTTCAGCCTGTAGATATTTGCTGCGGTAGTGGTCAGTAGTCCAACCCAATGCTATTAGCCCCATCACCAACACTACGATAAAACCTAAAGTGAGACGTCTCATATCACCACCAACGACTTACCCATATCAACGCAGCATTGACAATAATCACACTGTTACCCGCTCTTTCATCCAGCCATAGACAAATGACTCGTTAGCCTCGCGCTTCTCAGCAAGTTCCAGATAACGCTCACCCTGCGTACAGTTCAAACCTTTCAGTAAAACAGACTCCCCTTCTTTGCCCCGATAACGCAAAAATGCTTTCAGGGCGTTTAAAGTCCGTGGGCCTATACGACCGTCAACGTCCATATCAGGGTAAAGTTTGCCACACTGGTTGAACACATTCAGCCAACGCTGAAGCATTCGGGTGGGCACTGATGGCCCCATGTTTACGCCGGTATCACACAGCTCGGTGGCAATGTCTGATGATAACCCTGCTATCTGGTCAAAGCGTGGCCCTGTCCAGTAATCAGCCTCAAGAATAGCCAGTGCAGTTTCTCTTGGCAGATTACGCATATCGCCGGTATAGCCATGCGCACGAGCTACCTTTTCAGTAATTCCCCAGCGGGTCGGGCCACCTTTATCATCGGGGTGGTTTACGTATCCCCCTTCTTTACCGAGGATGGCTTCAAAGATGTCACTTTTTGTCATGAGATGCGTCCTCCCGCCAATGTGTTAGCTTTGCAATATTTCCACCTGCACCCCATATCGCCAGACAAAATGACAAATTCAAGAGCAATTCTGCCGGGTCCGCACCGGAATATTGTCCGTAACAAATGCGTATACCTATCCACCCTGCCGCCAATATCACCAGATAAGCCAAAGCAGAATAGAAAAAGCGATAACGTCCTGTTTTCTGATAGAACATCAGACGAACAACGATAAGCAGGCAAACCAACGCATTAGCGGCCAGTATCCATTTTTGCCACTCCATCAATCCCCCTCCTTTCTGTTTGAGTCGGAGTTGAGGTGGTATTTGGACATCACACGAAGCAGGACGCTGACACAAACTGTCGATGCCACTAAAGCACCAATGGCTGGCGTCACACGAATGGTGACCGGTGGGCTAAGTTGATTCAGACCAGCATTAATCAAGGCAGCAATAATCTCTGATGCCGTATCAGCACAGTAAACCCCGCCAATAAATGAAATCAGTGCAAATAACACCTGTCGCCATAGACGATGTGGACGACTGGAAAGTACATAAAGTGCCGCTCCAGCAAGAGAGCAAACCACCACTGCTGGGGTTGCCTCCGGAAACATGGCAGCAAAAGTCACCCCTGCCGAAGCGGTAGTCACCCCCACCGGCAACGTTAATGGTTCATACATGGAATATTCGATAGGAAAAAATGAAGAACGTCAGATATAAAAAAAGCCCCACCGAAATGGGGCAATAAGCGTGATATAGAAACGTAAAAGAACAGCCCTACACATTGCTGAAGCTAGTTTGTGGTGCTCGGTACTTATCCCGAAGATGTTCAGGCGCTGGTTAACCTGACATCGGGCCAATCTCAGGTGACATGATGAAAATCTCCAGCATTACCCGCGCAGTTACGCTGACACCACAATCGGCTGAACCATCGCCATTAGACAAAGAGGAAGTGTGCATGGCTAGGTTTGATAGCAATGGCCCATGCGATTGTGCAGCACACCAAACGTTCCGGGCTATCCCTTCATCGCTGAATGATGTGCTGATAACTGGAGCGGCCAGCGGGAATCGAACCCGCATCTTCAGCTTGGAAGGCTGGGGTAATAGCCATTATACGATGACCGCTTGGTGCCAACTGCCAGACTCGAACTGGCGGCCTACTGATTACGAATCAGTTGCTCTACCACCTGAGCTAAATTGGCTTAGTGGCCCTTACCGAGAAGCCCAAGTTTGTGGCGGAGTAGGTAAGAACCACACACTCTGGCTAATCTAGAAAGGGCCGGTGCTGTAGTCACAACGATGATCAAAATATTGTAAGCATCTCCAACGCATTACAACTGTTACTACGGCAGTAAAGATATTACTCAACTGAAAAAATTATTCAATAAGTCCACTGGAAACAAAAAGTTAAATTTGGTTTCTTTTTATTTCAATGGCTATTTTCCACTGTATTAAAATACAAAATCCCGCACACTGCCGAACCACATGACCTGCCCCCAGGGTTAGATACAACGCTCAGTTAGTAATGTCGGATCCTTCACTCTCAGAATTACCCTTTCTCCAGGCCGCCGCAAATTCAGACGGCGTCTGATAATTCAGCGCGGAGTGCGGGCGACACTCGTTATAATCCTGACGCCATTCACTGATGGTTTTCCTGGCATGACTGACGTCACTGAACCAGTGTTCATTCAGGCATTCATCGCGAAAGCGTCCGTTAAAACTCTCAATAAATCCGTTCTGTGTCGGCTTGCCAGGCTGGATAAGCCGCAGCTCCACGCCATGCTCAAAGGCCCATTGATCAAGCGCGCGGCAGGTAAATTCCGGGCCCTGATCAGTTCTTATCGTCGCCGGATAGCCGCGAAACAGCGCAATGCTGTCCAAAATACGCGTGACCTGCACGCCTGAAATCCCAAAGGCAACAGTGACCGTCAGGCATTCCTTCGTGAAGTCGTCCACGCAGGTAAGGCACTTGATCCTGCGACCGGTGGCCAATGCGTCCATGACGAAATCCATCGACCAGGTCAGATTGGGCGCCGCCGGACGGAGCAGCGGCAGACGTTCTGTTGCCAGCCCTTTACGGCGCAGCAACTGCCAGATACGACGGTAGCCAAAACGCCTGCGCTCCAGTGCCAGCTCAATGATGCGCCCTGATAAATGCGCATCAGCAGCCGGACGCTGAGCCTCGTAACGGCAGGTCGACAGGGACAAACCTGTTAGCCTGCAGGCACGACGTTGCGACAGACCGGTCGCATCACACATCAACATCACGGCTTCCCGCTTCTGGTCTGTCGTCAGTACTTTCGCCCAAGAGCCACCTGAAGCGCCTCTTTATCCAGCATGGCTTCGGCAAGAAGCTTCTTGAGTCTGGCGTTCTCTTCCTCAAGCGACTTCAGGCGCTTAACCTCAGGCACCTCCATACCGCCATACTTCTTACGCCAGGTGTAAAACGTGGCATCGGAAATGGCGTGCTTGCGGCAGAGTTCACGGGCGGATACCCCGGCTTCAGCCTCGCGGAGAATACTGATGATCTGTTGGTCGGAAAAACGCTTCTTCATGGGGATGTCCTCATGTGGCTTATGAAGACATTACTAATATCGGGGTGTACTAATCAACGGGGAGCAGGTCATTGGCACTAGGGTTGGTGTGGATCTTAGCTGATAACGCAACTGCATAAAAACCGCCCCACAAAGCGCGCAGGCGTGGCGGGGATAGCATTGCGCGCAACTGGGTTTGGGACAGGTTTACATTGCTTGTCAGAGCCACGCAGTGACATTTTTACAGTATGTAATGAGAACCCCTTAGGAATGCATCAAAGGCGTTGGAAGGCTTACCTCCATCAGCCTAGGGTTAATGGACATCACGATGAAAATCAACGGTCACACTACCACGACTTTTGGCATTGAGCTGAAAATGTTCCGAGGTAAGTTTATCGGCCTGAATAGCAGTGCTGATTTCTATACTTACTGCTTGGTTGAGCTGAAAAAAGAGGGAACTCTCTCTGGAGGTGTTTTCGGATAAGTTTGGGTGAGATGGTGTTAGGCATAACACAGCTAAACCGCCAAGTCCCCGAGAGCACTCGTATTTACTACGCCGTAGCCGTTACTGTAGCCTTAGGCAGTTAAATTTTATTAAGATGTATTTTTGCTATCATGACATGGATACGATCCTTAGAATAAGGTGTAACCTGCATTACATTAAAAAATACACCAAATTTCACAATAGTATGATTTAAATGTACTTAATCCCTAAGATTAAGATGATGAATGGGATGATCTGAGGTAGTGAATTGACAATGTTAGAAGAAGTTGATGAAATCCGAGTCAAAGCAAATGCCAATCTTGATGTGAATAAAAAGGGAGAGCTAGGCCAGTTCTTCACATCGTCATCAATTTGCATTTTCATGGCATCATTATTCAATGAGCTTAAAGGTGATATTAGTTTACTGGACCCTGGTTGTGGCCCCGGCTCACTTACCGCAGCGTTTACAGAAGAAGTTATACGTAGAGGTAGTGCTCGGTCATTAGAGTTGCATGCCATTGATATTGAAAGAAAAATAAAGCCATTCTTAGATGTGGTTTTAGATAAGTGTGTGTCAGCATCAAATGCTGCTGGTATAAAGTGCAAAATATACCCACAGATTAATGACTACATAACTGCGGCTTCTGTCACCAAACATGATTTCGGTACAGAAATGTACACACATTGTATAATTAATCCCCCTTACAAAAAAATAACATCTGCAAGTGATTACCGTAAAATATTAAGTGCTATCGGTATTGAAGCTGTTAATCTATATGCTGGTTTTGTTGCTCTTGCTATCATGCAATTAAAAAAACAAGGTGAAATGGTAGCAATAATCCCAAGATCTTTTTGTAATGGCCCATATTACTTACCCTTCAGGAATTTTATATTTCAGCACTGTGCCATCAAACATGTTCATATATTCGATAGTAGAAGTCATGCATTCTCTGAAGATGATGTACTCCAAGAAAATATCATTATTCATTTAGTTAAGAACGGCATTCAAGAATCAGTAAAAATAACTTCAAGCCCAAATTCTGACTTTTTTTTCGATCAAGAAAGTAATTCTGTTTCCGCGAGCGATATGACGGTAAGAAATATTCCGTTTGAGTCACTAGTCAATATGTTAGATAAAGATAAATTCATTCATATTGCAGCCAATAATCGAGACCAATCGATTATTGACCGATTAAATGTTTTCTATACAAGTTTAAATGAATTAGGAATTAGTGTCAGCACTGGCCCTGTCGTTGATTTCCGTTTAAAATCTGATCTCAGGGAAAATATAGAACCAGGTGCTGTCCCCCTAATTTACCCTGTCCATTTAAATGGGGTAGTTGATTGGCCAAAAAAATCTAAGAAACCTAACGCCATAAATGTTTCTGAACGTTCACGTTCATGGCTTTGGAGTAATCAAGGATATTTCGTAATAGTTAGGCGTTTTAGTTCAAAAGAAGAAAAACGGAGAATCGTTGCGACTGTATATGATGGATCATTGCCTGGGGAATGGATTGGTTTTGAGAATAAACTGAATGTATTTCATATAAATAAGTCAGGGATGGATAAGGACATCGCATACGGATTAAGTGCTTTCCTTAATTCTATGTTACTCGATAAATACTACCGTTTATTTGGCGGTCATACTCAAATAAATGCAACAGACCTGAGAAGCCTACATTATCCCGATCGTAAATCCCTACAAAGAATAGGTTCATATATTTCCAGCCAAGGGTTGTCTCAAGAAAACATTAATGAAGCTATCAATACGGAGATTAAGAGATTGTCAAAGAATGATGATAAAAATCCTCTTGCTGCCCAAGAGAAACTTGATCAGGCCCTAGAAATTATAACCCTTTTAGGGATGCCTAAATCACAACAAAATGAGCGTTCAGCTCTTACATTTCTTGCACTAGTCAACCTAAGACCAGAAGGTTCATGGCAGGAATTAGAAAAACCTTTGGTTGGTGTTACTCCAATTATGGATTGGTGTAGAGATATATATGGCAAAGAATATGCGCCTAATACGAGAGAAACATTTAGACGGCAAACATTACACCAATTTATTGATGGTGGACTCGTGCTTTACAACCCAGATAAACCCAATCGTGCAGTAAATAGTCCTAAAGCTTGTTATCAAATTGCACCAGAATTATTTGATGTATTGAATACCTATGGGACTCCTCTCTGGAATAAAGCATTAGGTGAGTGGCTAATGCAGCGAGAGACATTGGTCGAACAATATGCCATGAAGCGTGAAATGCATATGATTCCTCTGACCATCGATAATGGTACTGAGATCCACTTAAGTCCCGGTGACCATAGTCAATTAATACATGATATCGTTACTGAATTTGGGCCTCGATTTGCGCCAGGCTCTCAAGTTATATATTTAGGCGACACTGGTGCTAAAGAGGATTTTTTCAGAAAAGACGCATTAGCAGATCTTGGAGTTACTGTTAATCGTAAGGGGAAACTTCCTGACGTTGTTCTGTATTGGCCGCAGAGAGATTGGTTAATTCTTATAGAATCAGTAACTAGTCATGGCCCTGTCGATGGAAAAAGACATAGCGAACTTGCAAACTTATTCAAGGATGCTCGCCCAGGACTTGTCTATGTATCTGCTTTCCCGGATAAAAAAACAATGAGTAAATTCTTCTCAGAAATTAGCTGGGAAACAGAAGTTTGGATAGCTGAAGCTCCGACCCATATGATTCACCTAAATGGCGACAGGTTCTTAGGTCCACATAACTAAAATTAATCATTCTGATGGATAACCTTAAAGAGCAATGAACTTTATAATTGCTCTTTAATTTACTTAGGATGTTCTATCCATACTCCCCCTAATTTCCTCCCACTTTTTTACCATAACGTAATCATTATAAATAAATACGTAGTCACCTTCCCTACACTATCTAACTTATTGATTTTTAAATAGTGTCCAGCTATCTAGCGTAGTGTTCAATGCACATTGTGCAAGTCGTTTCTACTTCATCTTTGATATTATTAATAACCACACCGCATACATGTATAAATACACTTGATATCTTTCCAAAAAATATTCAAAATATCAAAATAATCATGATTATTGAACTAAGGGTTTGTATGTCTACTTGGAAAGAGTACGAAAAATTTGTGAGAGATCTACATCAAGCATTACTTCACTCTGAGGTAATAACATCTGTAAAAAATGCAGGAATAGAGATCAATAAGAAAATAACTGATAACTTTGGCGTAGAAAGAGAATTTGATATATATTGGGAATATGAGTTAGCAGGAATAACATACAAGACAGTGATTGAGTGCAAAGATTATAATTCTAAAATTTCAATTGAAAAAATAGATGCTCTAAGTAGGAAAAATACGAGATATTCCAGATTTAAAACCCATATTTGCAACCAAAGTCGGTTATCAAAGTGGCGCTGAAATAAAAGCCAAACACAATAAAATTGATTTATTGATTGTCAGAGAACAAAACGAAAGTGACTGGAAAGATGCTAACAATGAACCTATTTTTAAATATATAGATTTAAAAATAACTGCAACTATCCCTGCAAGAATTACAAATATCAAACCTACCATTGATTTTAATTGGTTGAAAAATACGCCATCCATAGACCCATCAAAACCGCTATACATCTCAGAACTTACAAACAAAATAATTATAGAAAACATTGATGACAGTACATACCGATCTTTATATGACATCGAAAATTCTCTAAGCATATCTCAGAGAGGAAAATTTGGCGAGCATAAACTTGTGGAAAAATTCAATAATACATATCTCATAATTAATGAATTAAAAATAAAAATAACGGCTTGTGAGATTACTTATGTAATACCAAATACTATAACATCAAAAAGTACCATTGATTTATCTGAGGAACTCCTAGGCGTAATAGAATATATTCACAAAAATTCAAAGACATTGATTTTCAAATCAAAAATCGTAAAAGAGCAAGGTAAGAGTCATTCCTAAATAATTATCTTAAGCCCTTCGACAATAAGGAGGGTTTACTTTCCTACATTATTAGCTCATACCCCCGAAACCCCACCACCGCCTCCCCACCCATTGACCTCTTTCAGGCGTTCTTGCAATGCGGTGAGTTCATTCCTGACAAATACCTGGCTGGCTTTTTCTATGTCACCGAAACCGCCGGTGTTGTTGGGGATAATGCCCATCATCTGTGGAGGGACGCGGTGGACGCTGAGCAAGTCGTCGCGGGTGGCGTTTTTGATATTGAAAAAGTCATCTTTAGTGGCGACTTCGCTGAGTGGCAAAATCTGAATACCGTCTTTTTTGCCATTAGGCGCATACATAAACAGGTTGCGGAAGTTGCCTAACCCTTTGGTGTCGCGCATCGCTTTACGCATCGCCTCAATATCGCTGCTACTTTGCGCGGCGTCAGTCATATACGGAATATATCCCGCATGTGCGCCGTTCTGGTAATACTTGCGGTGAAATAGCGTGGCGGCTTCATTCAGCCAGGCAGAATTTAAGCCGCTGAGATATTCCGGCAGGCCATAAAGCTCCTGATTGATATCCGGCTCTATCAGATGAAACACCGTACCAGCCGTAAACTGATGATCGACTTTGCCATTCTGCACAAACCAGTAGCACTCTTTCTGCACGCCTCGACGGGTGTACTTAGCTGGGCTGGGGTCAAGGCGCAGCGGTTCACCCAGTTGGTTGCGACGCAGCTCCAAAAAGGCGTTACCGAACACCAAATAATCCAGCGCATAGCGGCTAAATGCCTGTTGGCTAAGCATCGGATGTGGAATAAAAGTACTCGCCAGAATATTGCGTTTCACGTACAACGGTGAGCTGTGATGCACGGCGGCCCTGAAACTACGCGCTAACCCATCAAAACTGATCGGCGGTTCATACCATTTGCCATTCCCATTACATTCGATGTAATCCAGAATTTCCCGCTTATCCAACACCGCCGAGGGTTCACCAAAGGTGAACGCCTCAACCGGTTGTTGTTGATGAGCGGCGTGCGGCTTTAATCTCTTGCGGCCTTTGCGTTGATTCATGCATTAAACTCCAAAATATTCGAGCTATGGCGGCCATTAAAGGCGGTTAAAGGTTCATTGAGCAGCGCGTGCATAATCGCCCACGCTACATCGGCGTGGCTGGCTTCTTCGCTGCGACTGGCGGCATAAGTTGAGCGCGCACCGCTGGCGGTCATGGTCTTGCGGATGGCCATAAAGGATTGGGTGATATCGGTGTGGCCAGCGTCATATTCCAACCGGCCGCTATTGATGGTGTGCTTGGCCTTTAGCACCATAGCGGTTTTGATTTCAGGGGTGTACTTGATTTCCCTTGCGGCCGGGAAGAACTGGCGCACCAACTGGAAAACACCCTGTCCGACAGTAGTGGCATCGATGCCGATGTATTCCACGCAGTACCTTTGCGTTAACTCTTCGATATGTCTGGCCTGCGCTTCAAAATCCATCCCTTTCCACTGGTGGCGTTCCAACACGCGAAACTTGCCGCCGGGCACCAATGGCGGCGCAATGACTGCGCAACCGGCGCTATCACCGCCGTTAGCCTCGTACGGATCGTAACCCATCCACACCGGCCGATAGCCAAACGGTCGCAACGAATACGGGTTGTAATCCTCCCACTCTTCCAGACTGTCCACCATGCAGGCTTGCAACTCGGCGAACGGGAACACCGATGCCTGGTCATCAACAAACTCGCACATCAACAGGTTTTGATATTCTGACGGGCTGTATTCCAGCGCCAGTTGGTCGAGGTCGAACAGGTTGCAACCGCCAGTCAGCGCATCTTCAATCGTAACAATCTGCCGCCACTGACCATCCGCACACCGAGCGCCAGCGGCCAAATGGCTATGGCTGAGATCCAGTTGGATAGGGTCGGATTTATTGCGGCGGCCTTTATTAAACAGCTCGCCAGACCAGAACGAATAAGCGCTGTGGGCTAAACTCGACGGCGTGGAGAAATAGGTGGTACGCCATTTTTTGTGCAATGACATACCAGACGCCACTTTGCGCAGCTCCTGAAACTTGGGTAGCCAGTGCTATAACACCGGAACAACGCCGAATACAAGAACTTGAAAAGCAGGTGCGGCAGTTACAGAGCGACAATGACCTGTTAAAAAAGGCTTCGGCCTTCTTCGCCATGGAAATGAACAACGACAAAAAGTCGCGGTAAAACTGAAGAAGGCTGGTGCAAATATCCAACAGGTATGCCGCTGCTTGTCGCTCACGCGCAGCGTGTTTTATGCCCGTAGTCGTCGGCTAATGATCAAGCCCGATGTTCTGATGTTGCACGCGGCGGCTAAGCATGTTCACGCTGAAATGGATGCCACATATGGCAGCCGGCGCATGTGCATCGAGTTACGGGAGCAAGGTTTTAACGTGGGCAGATACCGCGTTCGGCAGATAATGAAAAACTTATTACTGGTAGCTAAACGACCTGGGCGTCATCGCTATCCACGCGGTGGAAAACCCGCTGTCGTGGCCGCTAATCTGTTGAACCGGCAGTTTAATCCAGAGACATTGAATACCTGGTGGTCAGGTGATATTACCTATCTGCGTACCGCTCAGGGCTGGTTATATCTGGCTATCGTGATGGACTTATGTTCAAGAAAAATAGTGAGTTGGGCCTTCTCAGACAAACCGGACAGCGACTTGACTGTCCGGGCCTTAAGGCTGGCCGTAAATAAACGCCGACCCACAGGGTCAGTGGTGTTCCATAGCGATCAAGGGGCGCAATATACCAGCGCGCAGTTCCAGTCCTGCCAGCAAGAACTGGATGTTACAGGTAGTATGAGTCGAAAAGGTAACTGCCTGGATAATGCTGTTACGGAAAGGTTTTTCCGCAGCCTGAAAGCAGAGAGGGTTAACTATCGTCGTTATGAAACCCGAAGTCAGGGTATCGCTGATGTTATCGATTATATCGACAGCTTTTATAATCTGAAAAGGCGGCATTATCGGCTGGGAAATATATCGCCGGATGAATATGAACGCCGATTACAACAATGTGCCTAAATCCGTGTCCGGTTTTAGTTGACCGTTACATTCTACGGGAGACAGAAAAAACATTTTGGTACTGCCATGACTACCCGCAAATGAGTCTTGAACAGATTATTCAATATCTCAACAGGCCGGGCGACCGCCAGGTTAAACGCTGTCTTAAAAATGCTGCCCGCTCACGCTATCACTACACCAAAGAGGAAGCGTTAAAGGCTTTTATTTATCGCAAACAGTATCAGCTAGAAAGAATCCGGTTAACAAGTGAAACCGTGTCTCTTTGCCTTAAAGGGATAAGTGAGGCTGGTTTTGTTGAAACCAGCAAAGACGGTGAATTCAATCACTTTAGCAACATTCTATCGGTTCCCGATAAAGAGTTCCGCGCCTCAGAAGAGGCCGGGTCGATCGCTTCAACATATAGCTGGGGAGAATATTAATGACTAACCTAGAAGAGTTGAGAGAACACTGTGAAGAAATAATGGCTGCATCTCCCCTGAGATATGCGTATATCCCAGCATCATCAATTATCACTCTGATAGATAGAATTGAGAAAGCAGAAGCTGAGTTATCAGCGGCAACCGAGACGTGCAGCCAGCCTATTCAGAAAAAGCTGATTGGCTGGAGAACGGAGGATTATACGGAAGAAACCAATAACATTGAATTAGCCCGAAACTGGGCACCAAATATTGGCGTTCTGCCGATATTTGAAGGCGATATTAATACCAACATTTCCACCACCACAATTGATACTACACCGCTCTAATAGCATCCAATAGCTGATCACTCAAACATAGCCCCTTACCACCCAAGATCAAACGACCATAATAGGGCGCAGCATCGTTGCGCCCTTTCCTACTGAGGAAAGACCAATGACCAAATTACTGACATTAGAAGAATGGGCGGAAGAAACCTACCGCAGTAAGCAACCAACGCCCCAGACACTTCAGCGCTGGGCGCGAGGCGGTAATATTTACCCGGCCCCTGAAAAACATGGGCGAGAATATCGTGTGCAGCCAGGTGCGATTTATATTCAGCCTAAAAGTTATCGGCTAGCAAAAGAAATACTTAAAACATCCCCCAGTACAAGTTCATCACTGATAGAGAAAATTAATCATGGCATCAAGGCCAAAACGATATGATGCCAACTTACCCAAAAATCTGACATATCGGCGATATTACAAATCTTATTACTGGCGAAATCCACTTACTGGAAAAGAGATCCCTCTGGGACAAATAGCCCGGAGGGATGCCATCTCTCAGGCCATTCAGGCTAACAACTATATTGAATCAAATTTTCAGCCAGTAGCCCTGCTTGAACGATTACAAGCCCCTGCCCCAACTCCTGCGGCTAAAGCCGAGATTAATACCGTAGCGAGTTGGCTAAAGCGCTATTCAGAACTATTAAAGCGTCGCGAACTGGCTGAGAACACCATGAAAATGAGAGTCCTGCAAATCGGATATATTAAGCAAGAATTTGGAGAGAGGCCGATCGAGACTGTGACCACCAAGCATATTGCTGACTTTATCAATACCTATGTCGATAATGGTAAAAGTTCGATGGCGGTAAATCTACGTTCTGTTTTATCTGATGTTTTTCGCGAAGCCATTGCTGATGGGTTAATTAGCACCAATCCTGTGGAAGCCACACGCACTCCATCACCAAAAGTTAAGCGGGAACGGCTCGACTATGCCGCCTTTTGCAAGATTTATGAAGCTGCTGGCCAACAGCGGAACTGGGTTCAACTTAGCATGGCACTGGCGCTGATTACCGGCCAGCGCCGTGATGATGTACGGCAATTAAAAAGAAGCGATGTTCATGACGGCAAGCTTTGGATAGTCCAGAGTAAGACTAAGATGCAGATAGCAATATCGCTATCATTACGGCTGGAAATAATGAATACCACGGTTGGGGACATTATAGAAAAGTGCCTGAATAACAGTAAAAGTGAATATCTCATCAGCTCATCCAATAAAAGTTCAGGTAGAAAACCGGGAGCTTTGAATGCAGACTCGCTTACCAAAGCATTTGTTAAAGCATTGAAGGCTACCGATCTGGTTTATGACATATCCCTCCCAGCTTTCACGAGATCCGCAGCCTGGCATCGCGGCTGTATGAAGCAGAATACGGTAAGGAATTTGCACAGAAATTTCTTGGACACAAATCGATGAAAATGACGAATGTATACCTGGATTCACGTAAAAATGAGTGGGTTGAGATTTAGGCCGAGTATAGGATTTCGGGGAAATTTCGGGGGATTTCGGGAGAAACAGAAAAATACCATCAAAATCAACAAATTAAAAAGAGACCGAATACGATTCCTATATTCGGTCTAGGGAAATGGCTCTTGGGAGAGAGCCGTGCGCTAAAAGTTGGCATTAACGTAGGCTTGTTCAGCCATACTCTTTAAGAGTAGTCGAGGTCATGTGTTTCGCCAACTTAGTAACAGAAGTAATTAATAACGGTTGCAAACTAATTTAAATGATACAAATTAGCCCACCAGTTAAGAAAGGTAATTATCTGTTAAATAGAAAATAAAGGCCGTAGCGACGCTCAGGTTGTCGTGCTTACTTTTCGCATAAAGTCATCGCACGCTGCTGGAAAGGTAGCAAACTCATCTTTTGGCCAGGATTCTCGCTATCATCTAATAATAAAATATCTAGCGGTTTCGCGAGGACATGACCTGCTTTCATTTGTTCTGATGCAACATCATTAAGTGGATATTGCGCTAATGTACTGGGATTTATCACAAACAAAGCACCGCCTGAACGGCATTCCAACATCACCTCTTCTCGGGTAAATGCCCATTGTTTGCCAAATTCAAACTTACTGACAGTCACTATTTTCCCAGCGGCAAAAGCATTCACGGATAGCATCAGTAACGATAACGTCAGCACCAAACCTTTCAT